GCAGTAGTTGGCGAATATTTATACAGTCCTGTAGCGTCATCCCACTGATAGCGACTGCCGTCTTTGCCAAAAATTGTTCCGGAATACTGACCGCTCTCATAGCTATCGCGCAACTTGTACGGCGCATAGTTGTAATCAATTGGATTGCCGTCTTGATCGTAGTAAGTAATAGACTCTAGCGGGGTGTCAATCGCTTTTGCGGCAATCAATGTTAATTCATCTGTAAGTTGAGGATCATCAACTATATTTCCTTGAGCGTCTTGCCACTGACCTTCTACTTTTGTGTATGCTAGCTCGCCGTTTTCGTAGTTAATTGTGCCTTCTGTGCCGCCTTCAGAGTTCCAAACTAAACCGCCTCTATCCCCACCAAACACCTCGTTATATGGCTTTGTGCTTAGCAAATTGCCATCGCTATCTACAAATCCATTAGGGCCAAATTTAACCGTCTCGGGATTAACAGGCGATCCAGAGGCATCGACATAAACCGTATCCCCCATTTTGTAATCAAATACATTTGGCGTTACTTGCTGGGCTGTAACTTCTATATTTTGCAAATCAGATGAAGACAGCAATCCATCGCCATCAAGGTCAATATCTGACATTTGACCAAGAACTAATGGACTGCCATCACTGCCAACGCTAATAACCGTGCCATCTTCAAGCATGTAAGAGTTGTCGCCAACCTGAGTACCTTTCTTTGTGGCCGTTACAGTTATTTCTTCAAGATCATCAACAGACTGCCCAGATGCTGCAGCAAGCTGATTAATGCCTTCAGTACCACCAGCAATAAACGCTGCAACTGCCGCCTGCTCAATATCAACTTCACCAGTCGTAACAAGCTGACTAAGCATAGACATGCCACCAGCCTTAATTGCAGCTTCAGCTATAGAATTTCCTTGACTTAAAAAGTCTACCGCTGAGTTAGCTGTAGATTCGACTTGAGATGCAATATCTCCTATAACAGGAAACAAATGTGTAATTGTAGAAGGAGATACAACTAATGGTGATGAACATAGAATGTGTATGGAGTCAGGATATGTGACTCGTACATCATTAGTTCCTGAGTCTAAAGCATGCAATCAACATGAAA